TCGCGCCGTAAAGGTTCGCTTTTGCGTTTATCGCGGCGGCCAACGTAATTGCGTCGCTGTTGTTTTCGCATTCGTGGCTAAAAAGAATTTCCAGCGAAAAGCGGGATTTGATTTCAATTTTCATGGTGTGTACCTCTCCAGGTGAATTAAGGATGCTACGGGCCTAACTATAGATAAATAATTTACCGTCGGCAACGGTTATTTCTCGACTTCAAACTTAATGCCCCAGCGGAAAACCGCGGCATATAGGGCGCCGGCCGCAAACAAAAGCGGCTTTGTCCACCAGCGGGATTTAACGCTTACGGTGATTGATAGCTCCGTCATTTCTTCATGCTCTCCAACAGGTCGACAAGCGCCTTTTGGAACTTGGTGGACAATTGCTTGTAGCCCGGGTCGTCCATGAGCGTGGTCAACATTTGGTGCATGGGTTCCGCCTGTTTGCGTAGCACCTTCTTAAATTCGGCTTGCGGCAAGTGCTTGGCGGTAACGCGGCCGGTCCCCGACTTGACCATGGCAGCCAGTAACACGTCGCCCGCCTTGTCCCCGTGCTTCTTGATACTGTCAATTGCTAATGTGGCCGATATGACCGACTCCATTACCATGCGGCGAACCGGGAGCGGCGCCGATGCCAGGGACAACAGGGCGTCGACGTATTGTGCCCCGGAGTATCCCAAGCGGCGGGCAATCTCTTTGGACTCCCAGCCGAAGGCGGCCAGGCGCTTGCACACGACGGCTTGTTCGTAGGTGGTCAGGGGTTCCCCTTCGTTGCCCGTGACAAGGTCAACGGTAAGGTCTTCCATGCTGGTGCCGCGGGGCTTGATTACCACGGGCACGGCGGCCACTTCCACACCTTCCGAAAGCGCCAGCAATACCGCTTCGTGCCGGCGGTGCCCCCCGGTGACGTAGATAACTTCCGTGCCCTCTTCCAGCGCCACGAAGCCGGTCAACGGCTTGTCCCTGTAATAGCCGTTTGCCTTGATGCTGTCAGCAATCCAGCGCACGCGGCCGGCATACGCTTCATTTTTGACGCGGGCGTTAAAGCCCTCAAGGATGCGGAGCCGGGTCGGTTCCACTTGCCACAGGTCCGCACTTACGGCGCCGACGGCTTTCATGGCGGCTTTCATGTTGCCGGGGGTCAGTTCGCGGGTAAAGTCTTCCATTGGTTCACCTCTCCAAGTGATAGAGTAAAAGCCCCTTGCGGGGCGGTTGGTTATCTGTACTGCTTTACCATAAATTCGTCTTGGGCATAACCGAATAAGTTGACATACTTGCCGGTCGCATAGTTGAAACCGTCGTTAAACTTCGGATGATTTGGGTCGCCGTCGTCGAACTGCCCTTTCTTGTGCTGTGCCCGCAGTTCGTTGTCACATTCGCGCATTGCTTGTTTTGCTAGCTTTTTCGGCAGGTTGTACGTCTTCATGTTCGTCGTTCCGGTTGTTGAGTTGATGAACGGAGTATAGATAAATTATTTATCTATGTCAACACAAATTCAAAAGATTTTTGCACGGGCTCCGGCTTCTATGGGTGGACGGGGAACGGCACGCGGCTATGGTTGTTCGCCTGTTCGTAAGCCTTGGCGGCTTCGGCGGCGCCTTGAATGTGGCGGGCCTGGCTGTCCTTATGGATGAACAAGCGGGGCTTGCCGCCGTCCGGAAGTACCAGATTGTTGACGCGGCCTTCCACAAGGGCGGGATGGTAGGAGTAGCCCATCACTTCCAACATTTCTTTGCGCTTGGAGTGCGTGACGCGGCGGGCAACCCCCAGGCGTTCCAGCATGCGGTCGAGTTGGATAGAAGATATCCAGCCGCCGCAAAAGCCGGGGAGCCCTTGGGCTATCGCTTCGTTGACTTCCTGTTCGACGCCGCCCGTGCTGGCCGCAATGGCAAGCGCCGTCGACGTGGTGACGGGGGCACGCTGGCAACTGGTCGCCGGGTTGTATTCGTCCGGGATTGGGAAAGAATGGAGCAATTCGGAAACGATGGCATAGCCGTCGCCCTTGAGCCAGTCATAGAGCCTCGGGAAGTAATCGCCGCTCATGCCGTCCCGGGTCAAGTCTTCGGCCTGTTGTTGGGCGCAAAACAAAATGGCAATCCGGCGGTCGTTTTGGGTCTTCCGCACGGCGTCTTTATGGTTGCTGTTGAGCATGAAATTACCGCACACGTCCGCGGAGATTTGGTCGACGCCCTTGCCTTCAATCTCAAGGCCGTCGCCCCCGGTAATCATCGGCTTCAATTCTTCAAAGACTTCCGCCCGGCTGTCCGGAATGTAGATATCTTCCACGCCATAGAAGACTTTACCAAGCATCCATGAATTGAATTGCGCGGCTAGCTTGGACGCCTTCGGCCAATGGACATACCGGCGCCCCACGGCTTCCGCAACGCAACGGGTGAACAAGGTTTTGCCGTTCCCTTCGACGCCCTGCAGCAAGGGTGCCCATTGAAACTTTACGCCCTTGTGCTGTACGCATGCGGCCATGTAGCAAAGCAGAATCAGGCGGTCGCGGTCGTCCGGCAAGACCTTTGCCAAATGGACCAAGAAGGGCGTCGGGTCCCCAACTTTGCGGGGCACGTCGACCGGCCAATAGGTGTTGACAAATACCTGGCCGCCGCGGTGAATGAGGGCGCCGGGCTGTTCGTCAGGGCGGAAGCAAGGCGCATTGGCCCGGGGGCATCGGTAGGCTTGGCTTTGCGTGAAGGCTTCCCAGGCGTCCCGGGTTGTCTTTTCGTTCGCTGTGTCCATGGTGAAGGTGTACCCACCATAAGCAACTTTGAATTGCTCCGGCTTTAGCATGACGCCGCCGGGGACCAAGACCCGGTGCAAATCCTGTATATACACGCACCCCGCGAAAAGGCGCAATTGCTCTTCATTGTTGGCGAAGGTGGAGCCCGTGACCAAGGTCGGCTTGGGCGGTTCGTTCGTGGCGCTGGGGGCGGGGCTGTCAGGGGCGCCGGCCACAGGTTCCGGGGCCTTGTCCGTCAGCACTTCAAATTGACGCCCTACGGCCCCCAGGATGGTGCGGGGCAAGTAGTCTTCCCGGTCCCATTTATCCCGGACCAATGCGGACTTTTCCATAAGCCGCTTGATGCGTTCGCAATCCTTCCCGGTCCAAAAGGCCAAGTGTTGGGCCAGGGCCGCGTCGGCGCTGCTGGCGTCATAGGCCCGCACGGGGTCCGGATAGCAACGCTGCAGGGCGTCAAGGTTCCCGGTCCACAGGTCCGCAAAACTGGCCCGGCCGCCAAATGCCGCCGCGGTTGATTGTGACCGCAACGCCCGCCGGATAAGTTCGTCGTCGTCGGCTGGTCCGCGCCATTCGGCCGCGGGGCCTTCGGTCCAACCCTGTTCCAAGGATTGCACGGCGTCCGGCGGAAAGTAGTTGGCAACCAGGGCGGGCAATATCGCGGAACAGTCCGTCGCGGAATCGCCCGCGGCGCTAGTGCCGGTCAGGGCAACGAAGCGGCCCGTATGGTAGAACTCAAGGCCCAAGGCTTCGTTCTTGCAACCGTGCAGTGGCGGGCGCCCGGTCCCGAAGATATGCAGGCCCCGGCCGCTTTGGCTTACCTCAACGGCGGCCCCGGCAAACGCTCCGCAAAGTTGCTTTGCCAGCGGGGACCAATCGGAGCCGTCGGCCAGCAAGCAACCGTCGATGTCGAGGAACCAGAAGGGGTCGGCTTCCGTGAAGACGAAGCCCACACCGTAGGAGCCGCCGAACTGTACCGCCGCGGCGATGGCCGTCGCGTGGTCCGTCCAAAATTGGGGGTCGTGCGCCGATACCACACGGCCCGAGCGGAAGTCGGCGGGGAACTTGTCAGTTTTGCCGGGCCGGCTCCGGCTTGGTTGGGACACGTAGACAATAAATTGTCGATACGCGCCCATTGCCGCTAGGGCTGGTGGTAACTCTCGCATGGAATCAGCCCGCCAAAGTGTTGAGGGCGCGGGCTTTCAGTTCGGGGTCGGCCTTTTGGGCGCACTTATCGCCGGCCGCCAGCCCTTGGGCAATTACGCCCAATTCTTCGGCAACGATGGCGGCCCGCATGATGGCACGTCGGAAGGCGACCATGGTGCCAAAGTATTTTGATGGCAAGCCTTCCGCGCAACCGGCTTCCTTGGCGACGGCGGCCCGGGTCAGCTTGGACCAGCCGCCGGGTCGACCGGCGACCTTGATTGCAGCGTTCAAAATTTCCAGCTTACGGTCGTCGGGCAAAAGGCGCTTTTTAGTCATGGCTGTCTACTCAAGAAAATTAGAGGGTATTGTGGGGCGTAATGACGGGAGCATCAACGATAAAGTTACAGGGTGCCGATTCCGGTGCAGAAGGCAGCATCGCCGCCGCCCGACGTAACCAGTTGAGCCCAAGCCAATTGCGCTTGCTCATGGTCGTCGCCGGTATAGCGCCAGCCAACTTTTTTACATTCGCGGGACACGAAGAGCGCAACGCATTGGCCGACGTGCCGCTGTTCAATCAGCATTGGGCGCCAGCCTATCAGGTCCGCGGACTTCATGACTTCGTTAACCTGCTTTGACTCATTCGCCAGTCCATAGCGCACGGGGACGCCCCGGGAATCAATCAGGGCGCCGACGTTGTTGCGGAATAGACGTACCCCTTTGCGGGCGGCTTCCAGGCGCACGGCGGCTTGTACCGCGGCTTCACTGGTGCCCTTCACTTCCGGCGGTAGGTCGTGGCCGCCGTGCATGCCAAAGAGTCCGGCAAGCTCTTGGAGTGCGGCCATAGTGACCCCGTGTCGCACGGCCCATTGGTAGACGGCCGGGCTCACTGTTCGACCCGCTCAAAAATAACCGTCATGCCCAAGCGTTCCGCGACGTGAAGCTCCAACGTTGCGCCCTTGGATTCTTTCCAACCGGACAGCATAAAAATTGCTTCGCACTTGACCAGTTCAGCAAGGTCTTTCCGCATGCAGCAAGACCATGGGCGGTCGACTTCGATTGCGTCCGCGTTGATTTCCGCGGGGCTGAATACCGTCCACCCCTTTTCGCGCAAGAACTTGGCCGCCGCATGAAACGTCAGGTAATTGTGGTCGACCTTCCCGCTCATGGGTCCGGCAATGTAAATGGAATTTTCTTGGGTAAATATCTCCGGCGGTTTGGCCCTTTTTCGCCAATAGCAAACGTCGCAAAGGTCAAGGTCGACCCCGGCGTCGCGCCCGTGGCGATTGGGATTTATGGCGTAACTTCCACAGTTTTTACATCGGGGCATCGGTCAGGCTCCTTGCGTTGAAAAATAGGCCGCGGCGTCCACGGTCCCGTCAATGCCGAACTCGGCAAGCTCCGCGGCCACACGGCCGGCAAGCTCCGCGGCTTCCTTGGCGTTGAGGGTTTGCGCGTTCGCAACGTCGACCCCGAAGCGATGATAAAAGCGGCGGTAGCTTTCGGACTCCCCGCGGCCTTGGGCATTCTCAAGCCCAGCCCACCAGGCAATAACGTTCCGCAAGGCCCTTTGACCTTCCCGGCGTTCCCAATGCCGGCGGCGGACAGCGCCCGCAACCTCCGGGGCGGCGCCGTAGGGAATAACCGGGTCGCCGTCAATGCGGGCAATTTCCCCGCGCAAAGCGGCCAGGGTTTCCGGGTCAAGCTCCAACAGGTCGCCGTCGACAAACTCCGGGGCGCTCCGGCTTGGCGGGGGCGGGTAGTGGCCGCAATAGGGGCAGCATTTGTAAATCCGCTCATAGGGTTGGATGCACTCCGGGTTGACGCAAACCCGCATTGGGATGGCGTCCGACTTGCCGTTGCTTCGGCGCTCCCGGCGGTCTAGTGACCATTCCCGGCGGGCGTCCGGGAGCCCGTGCCGGAGTACGTTGTTCACATGGTCAATGATGTAGGCGACGGGCTTTTCGCTGGCCGCAATTGCCGCCCGGCGCTGTTCGTCCGTCAAGTGGGCATGTACGGCCGCGGCTTCCTTGGACAGCATAAGGCGCAACGCCCGGCCGAACTGTTGGCAGAAGAGCGCGAAGGATTCCGTCGGCCTGGCGAACGACACGACTTCAATTGCTGGAAGGTCGAAGCCTTCCCCGAACAAATCCACATTGACAAGCTGCAGGATTTCCCGGGCCTTGAAGCGCCGGAGAATTTGGGAGCGGAGCGCGTCCGGGGTCTTGGCGCTGACAACTTCGGCAGGCACGCCAGCAGCCCGGAACGCCCCGGCAATTTCGGTTGCAGCTTCAACGTCGACGGCGAAGGTGACGCCCAATTTACCCCGGGCCAACTTGAGGTAATGCGCCACCACGTCCCCGGTAATATGGGACTTGTGGACCGCCTTGCGTAGCTGGTCCGCGTTGTAATCCCCGGTCGCCTGGCTCAGTGCCACGGCCGATAGGTCAAGGTCGGACGGCGGCGCAAAAATGCGGTAATCCGTCAAATACCCCATGTTGATAATGTCCCGCATGGAAGGCGCCAAGACCATGGCGTCGACCAGTCCGTCCGCGTGCCGCCCCAGCCCCTTGCCGTCCGCACGTAGCGGTGTGGCCGTTGGGAGTAGCGACCGGGCGTTCGGGAACATGCTGGCGGCAATGCCCCACTTGTTGGCCTTTAGGACGTGGTGCGCTTCGTCTTGGACGACCAAGCGGGTTTGCATGAAGAAGGGGTCGGCCGGGTCCATGCGTATGACGGTATCAACCCCGCCGACGCCGGTCTTCGCGTTCGGGTCAAAGAAGGAATAGCCAAGCTCCGCAACCTGTAGGGCGCTGATAATCCGTATCAGGTTCGACCCCTTCTTGGCGCCAAGGATGCGATGCCGCACGCCGTTACGGGCCAGGGCAATAGAAATTTGGCTTACCAGTTCTTGACGGTGCGCGATGGCCGCCGACGCGCCCGGTTCGTCGTAAAGTACCTTTGAGAGAATCACGGTTTTACCGGACCCCGTGGCCGCCACGGGCATGACGTTGACGGCGCCGCTGTTCCACGCTTGGTAAATCTCCGATTCTAGCGCGGCTTGGAAGGGTCTTAGGGGTACGGGCATGGTTAAGCCGACTCCTTCATGCTGGTGCGTGCAGCCTCCAATCGTGCATTGGCGATGGCGGTATATTGCGGGTCCAATTCAAAGCCAATGAATTGGAAACCCTCGAGAATCGCCGCCTTGCCAGTGCTTCCCGACCCAGCGAACGGGTCGACGATCAGCCCCCCGGGCGGCGTGACCAGGCGGCACAGGTAGCGCATAAGCTCCGTCGGCTTAACGGTCGGGTGCGGGTTTTTTGCATCGGCGTTCATGTTGCGTGGGGAGCCGTCGCCATTTTTCGACAAGCCAGTGCCGGCCGCAAAATTAGCCATGACCGCGTCGAACGCTTCCAAGCCTTCATTGCGGTCGCGCTTGCTACTTTTAGCGCAATAGAAGAAGCGGGCGGCGCTCCCGCTGCCGCAATCGACCTTGGTGCGTTCGCCGCCCAGGTATTCAGCGGAGCCCGTGCCGACCGCCCCGTCCCCATAGCCGCTAATTTTGACGTTCGGCACGCTGCCCCCCGACCCGGCGCTGTCAGGGAACATTGCCACAACCTCGTCGCTTCCGTCGTGGATCAAGTTCGCAGGGTAGCGACCGGCAGGCGATCCCGGCTTATTCTCATAGTCGGGCAATTCGTAACTGCTCCCATTTCCAACGATGCCCCCGCCGTGCCGCGTGCGACCTTCGGGGGCATCGTTGGATAACACACGGCACGCGTCGATATTGAGCAACGTCGCCACCTTCGCCGGCTTGCGGGCCATGGTTATGGGCTCCAAGGCTGGCTTTAAGCTGCTCCGGTGCTTGGGGTATCCGCTGCCGTAGACCCAAGCGATCATGTCGCGGATTTCAAAGCCGGAAATTTGCAAACCTAGCGCCATTAGGTGCTGTGTCCGTGTACCGGCGAACGCCAGGAGATACCCGCCGGGCTTGAGTACCCGCCAGCATTCGCGCCACATCGACGGCTGGGGCACAAAAGCGTCCCATTCTTTACCCATAAAGCCGCTCTTGCTTTTGTGGACATAGTCTTTACCGTTCATCCATGCTTGTAGCATCGCCAGCGCGTCGGGCTCTTTGCCTAGCCCGTACATGGGGTCGCAAACTATCGCGTCGACGCTGTTGTCCGGGAGCATCGCAAGGCCGTGTCGGCAATCCAAGTTCAAAATCATTTTTATCTACCCTGTTGACGTGTTCGTCATTATCGGCTACAATGGCACCTGTAGTCAATGCCCTTCATCAACTTTCGGAGAACCTTACATCATGAGTATGCAAATCAGCGTCGACCCTGCAGCCCTGTCCCAAGAGCAACGCGAAGCGGTCGCCGGTTTTATTCTGGCCTATCCCGGCAAGGCTTGTTCCGGAACGTGCGGCCACGCCGTCGCGGAGATTCACGCCCACGCGCACGCCGCCCCGGTTGCCGCTGGCGCCACTACTGCCCCGGCGCTCGACCCGGAGATTGCGGCCCTTGTCAAAGACGACGGCGAGTTCCAAGCGTCCGTCGCATTTGGCGGTCACGGTTCCCCGGAACTTGACGCCGACGCCGCAAAGCTGAATGCCATTTTCGGCCAAGGTGCGGCCGGTCCTACGCTGGCCGACGTGGGCCTGGCTCCGGCCGCGGCCTTCGGAGTGCCCCCCGTCCCTTTGGTCGTTTCCACCCCCGCAATTGCGGCGGGCGCTATCGTTGCCCCGCCGCCCCCGGCGAATACTGCCCCGATTACGACGACGCCTGGCGTTGCCTCTTCGGTCGCGGGTGTCGATTTGGACGCAAAGGGGTTCCCTTGGGATAACCGCATTCATGCTGGCACCAAGCGCAAGAACGCCGACGGTTCTTGGACGGCCAAGCGTGGCGTTGACCCGGCGCTGGTTGCCGCGGTTGAAGCCCAATTGCGCCAGGTCATGGGGGCCGCACCCGCCCCTTTGGCCCAAGGCGTTGCGCCTGCTCCGACTGGCGCTGTCCCCCAGCCGGTAGCGCCCCCGCCCGCTCCCGTCCCTGTAGCTGGTGCGGCACCTTCCATGCCGGCGGCCCCGAGTGCTGCCCCCGCGGGTGAAGTGCCGGCCGACGCCCGCCAACAGTTCGTCGGGCTGGTTGGGCGTGCCTCCGCGGCTATCCAGGGCCAGAAGGTCACGCCAGCCGAAGTCAACCAGATTTGCGCCGACTCCGGTATCCCGGCCCTCCCGTTGCTGGCAAACCGGCTGGATTTGGTTGCCACGGTTGCGTCGCGTATCGACGCCCTGATTGCGGCCCGCCAATGAGCGGCGCCCATTCAGTCCTTCCGCCCTCCGGGGCGGGGGCTTGGAAGTTGTGCGCCCTTTGGGTCGCAATGAACCAGGCTTACCCGCAAGCGGACACGCCGGAAACGCTGGAAGGCAACGCGGCCCATTGGGTCTTTGCGGAAATGCTGGCCGGGCGCCAAGTGTCCGAAGGCATGCAAGCGCCCAATGGTGTTTTCATTACCGACGAAATGATCGAAGGCGCCAAACTTGTGGTTGACACGGTTCGCGCCAGGATTCCCGCCGGTACAGTCTTGCATGTTGAAGAGCCCGTCGCAATCCCGCGGATTCACGCGCAATGCTGGGGCACGCCTGATATTTGGGCGTTCGTACAGGATGCGCTAACCCTTGAGGTTATCGACTACAAGTTCGGGCACCGCTTTGTCGATGAATACGAAAACGACCAGGGCGTGGCCTGCACCGCGGGCATTCTTGACCATTTGGCGGA